TGCGTGGTGAGCCCCGGAGACGTGCTTCTGCTCGGCCAGCTCAGCCTGGCCGACGCCATGCTCGTCAAGGAAGCCGTGCTCGGTTTTTTTACGGCGGCGCGGACGAAGAACTCGACGACCTCTTCGAATTCCTCGTCCTGATTCCGCGCATTCGTGTGCTCGACGCGGAAGCCTTTGCGCGCATGGGGCGCAGCGAATTGCGGGCCATCGCCGCGAGGTGCGGGAAATGGGTGAAAAGGCAAAAACGGGGATGACCTGTGGCCGATAAAATCATGCGCGCCGAGGCCCAGCTTTCGGCCAAGGACGTCAATTTTTCGTCGACCTTGGCGAAAATGGGCGCGGCGCTCAAAGGGCTGGGGCGCGCGTCGAAATCGATCTCGGGCCTTCCCGGTAATCTTGGCAGCTCGGCCAGGGGCCTCGCCGCAGCGGGCAAGGCCTCGCGATCCTTGCGCGGCGTCGGGATGATGTCAGCCGCCGCTGGCGGCCTCGGCGACCATCTCGCCTCGCTCGCCACGGTCGGCGGCGCCGCCTATGGCGCGTCGAAACTGATCGGCGCGGGGCAGAAGGCGCAGCATGAAAAGCTGCGCATGGAAGCGTCCGGCATGGCGGCGAATGAGATCAAGGAAGCTAACGACCAGGCGCTCGAGCTGGCGCGCAAGATCCCGAATTTCGACCAGACGACCATCATGCACATGCTGCGCAATGCGCGCACCATCGTCGGCTCCTATGAGGAGGCCGCCAATCTGATGGAGCCGATGCTGAAGCTGCGCGTGCTGGCGCAGGCGGCGCGTCCCGGCGAGGACGTCTCGGAAGATTTTGACCAGCTGCTCAAGGGCCTCGAAATCAAGGGCGTCACCCAGAACCCGAAGGAATTCAAGGAATATATGACGGGCATCGCCAAGGGCATTAACGCCTTCGGCGACACGCTGAAGCCCTATCAATATTACGAAATGTTCAAATACGGCCGCCAGGCCACGCCGGCGCTGTCGCAGGAATTCATGCTCTCAACGGCGCCGACCCTCGCACAGGAATTGGGCGGCTCGTCCTACGGCAAGGCGGTCTCGGCGTTCAGCCAGGCGGTCGTTTCCGGCGTCATGAAAAAATCCGCGACCGACGAATTCAAGCGTCTGGGCCTCGCGGATCCAAAACAGATCGTCAAGGACGACAGCGGGGAAACCGTTGGCTTCCGAAAGGGGTCGATCAAGGGCGCGGACATCGCCCAGGTCAATCCGTTTGAATGGGTCCGCGAATATCTCTTGCCGGCCATGGCGAAGAAGGGAATCACCTCCAAGGAGGATATCCTCAAGGAAATCGGCGTTCTGTTCCAAAATCAGATGGCGGGACAGATGGTTTCCATGCTCGCCACCCAGATTTCGCGCATCCTCAAAGACCAGGCGATCGTCCATGGAGCCAAGGGGCTGGAGGCGGCCGACGCCTTCAACAGCCGCGATGGCGGCATGGCGTTGAGCAATCTGAAGACGCAGGCCGGCAGCGCGATGCAGGAGCTCGGCAAGGATCTCGCCGATTCGCTCGCCGGTCCGACCAATGAGGCGGCCAAGGCCCTGGCCAATTACACCGCGCGGCTGCATGAGGCGACCGAGGCGCGCAAAGACCATCCCGACGAAGTCGCGCCGGGGCAGAAGCGCTTCAACGCGCTCGCCGACGGCATGGTCAATGATCTGATCGGGACACCGGATCAGCGCGCGGAACAGGACTACCGGCGGCGGTTCTCTGAGCTTGTCGCCGATATCAAGGCGCAGAAAGAAAGCGTCGACAGGCTCAAGGCCTTCGTCGAAAAGAACCCCAACAGCGCGCATGCGCAAGATCAGCTTTCCAAGGCACAGGCGAGCCTCGATCAATTGGCCAGGCAGGCCTATGACCTGGTCGCTGCGCACCAAGCCGTAGCAGACCTGAAAAAAAGCGCCGAAGAGGCGGCTGCCGCGCTGAAACAGGTTGCGGATCTGCGGATCAACCAGCCCGGCGCCGCGCCGGGGACGATCCCGGAAGGGCCGGCCGCCTTTCCCTTGTCGAAGGGCTATGGCGGCCTCGACGCCAATGGCGCGCCGATCCCGCGCGCCGCGCCGACGCGGCCAGAGGAAAAGCCCTTCAACATGAAGGAATTTCTGAACGGCAAGATCGAGGCCAAACTCGACGGCCGCGTGCCGGTCGACGTTACCGGCAAGGTCGCGCTCGAAGGCAAGGCCGACGTGTCGGTCAAGATCAAGGTTGACGGCCCCGGCCGTGTCACCGGCCTCAATTCGTCGAGCTCCGGCAATATTCGCGCCTCCGTCGGCTCGACCATGCCGGGCGCCGGCTCCGCCAACGGGGGCGCTACGCCATGACCACGAATTGGCCTGCGCAGCTGCGGCGCGCGTCGTTTCGCGGCGCGCGCTTCTGGGTCGAGGAATATGCCGGCGGCGGCACCGGCCGTCATGGCGTCAACCATGATTACGTCGGCGGCGCTCAGGGGCAGGCCGAGGACCTCGGCTTTCGCACCGGCAAGCATCGCGTCACGGCCTATATCGCCAGCGACGCCGCCTATGCGGAAGCGGATGCGCTTGTCGCGGCCTGTTCGGCCGAGGGACCCGCCGCGCTCATTCTTCCGACCGGCGGCGTCATCAAATGCCTTTGCCTCGAACTCGAGCGCAAGGAGCAGCGCGACAAGCTCGGCTATGTCGCGTTCGAACTGGAATTCCTGCCCTGGGGCGGGTCGCTCGGACCTTTCGCCACCGAATTATTCGACCGCGTCTGCGCCTCGGCGCTGACTCTGTTCGCCTCGGCCGTGTCGGGCGCGATGTCGGTTCTCGCCGGCGTCACCTCGGCGCAGATCTCGGTGGCCTCTTCGGTGGCGGCGAACTCTGTCGCCGTGCTCCAAACGGCGCTGGCCGCCGCGCCGATCGACGCCACGACGGCCGCTTCGACACAGGCGGCGCTCGGCGCATTGGCGGGGTCCGCCGCGCTGTTCGCCGGGCCGGACGACGCGGGCGCGTGGCTGCAAGCGGCGGCGACGCAGATCCAGACCATTGGCGCGGCGCTCGATCCCACGGCCGGCGCGGCTTTCGCCGCCTCGCTGGCGCAAAATCTCGGCGCTCTGGCGCCGTCGTCGGCGTCGCCGGGCCTCGCCGCGCAAGGCGCCTTGGCGAATGCTTTGCTTGCTGGCTTGCAGGGCGCTGCGGCGGGCGAGGCGGCGCGCGCAGCCTCGACGCTGCCTCTGACCGACCGCGTCAGCGCCAGGCAGGCGCTCGACGCCCTGACCGCCCTGACCGATCCGCTTGCCGACGCCGTCGGACAGACGCTCGGTCCCGACGCGGCGCAGCCGCTTGCCGATGCGCTGCTCGCCGCCGCCCGTCAGCTCGCTGCGGCTGCGCTCGACACCGCGCCTTTGATCGAGGTCGACACGACGCTGTCCTATCCGGCTTCGGCGATGGCTTTCGCGCTCTATGGCGATCCGTCGCGCGCCGATGAAATATTGGCCCGCAACGAAATTGGGACGCCTCTATTTCTGCCCGGGCAGTTCGAGGCGCTTGCGCAATAATGGCCCTTGAAAATGTGACGGTCGTCATCTCGAAGCAGAAGTTTTCCGGCTGGGAGACGATCTCGATCGACTGGTCCTATGAAGACGCGGCGATGTCCTTTTCGCTCACCGTGTCCGAGCCGGACTGGTCGCCATCGGACATGGTCCCGTTTATCGATGAGGAAATCGAGATCTATGCCGGGGTCGATCTGGTGCTGACCGGCTATATCGATGATTACACCGCCGAAATCGACGCCGAAGGCGACGCGCATGGCGTGACGATCTCGGGCCGCTCGAAGGGCGCCGACGCGATCGATTCCCACGCGCGCCATCCGACGGGGCGGATCGAAAACAAGACGCTGGTCGACGCCGCCAACGAACTGGCGCAGAAGACCGGCATTGCGACGCGGTTCAGCAGCGACATCGCCCTGAAAAAGATCGCCAAAATTCAGCTCGCGCGTCATGACAAGGTGTTCGCGGCGGTGGAGCGCGAGGCGCGCAAGCAGGGCGCGATCCTGACGCCGAAGCCCGATGGGACGGTCGCGATCACGCGTCCAGGCGGCCAGCGCCACGCTGGGCAGCTGGTCCAAGGGACTTTCCCGTTCAAGGGCGGCAATGTTCATTTCAGCCGCGCCGGGCAGCATTCGCCGATCGTGGTGCGCGGCCAGCGCGCGCTCGGAACCGACGCTGCCTCGCTGCGGATCGAGCATGTCGAGATCGACGCCACGGTCAAGCGGGTGCGTCCGAAGATTGTGCATCTGGAGGGCGACGGCGATATCCGGCTGGCGAAGAAACGCGGCGCCTGGGAAAAGCTGCGCCAGGCCGCCAAGGGCAAGGAATTTTCGCCGCGTCTGAGCCTGTGGCGCGACAGCGCCAGCAAATTATGGACGCCCGGGCTGCTCTTAGCCTGCACGGCGCCGCGCTGGCACGTCAGGGGCGACATGCTGATCAAGAGCGTCAATTTCGCCCAGGACGTCGAGAACGGCACGGTGGCGACCCTGTCGCTGGTTGATCCGCGCGCGCTCGGCGGCAAGAAGCCGTCCGGGTCTTCCGGCGCCAATTGGGGCGCGGGCGGCGACGCGAAAGATCTGGAAGACTGAAGGCCAGAGCGAGGTGAATTAATGGACGCGTTTCGTTTCCAGGCGACCGGGACTGACGATTCCGGCGACGTCCAGAAAGTCTCGGGGCAGGGCCTTCCCGGAGAAAGTTTTTCCAACGTGCTGCGAGCCGGCCATTTCGGGCACGCCGCGCATGCGCCGAAGGGCTCGCATGGCCCCGGGATCTCGCCGCTCGGTTTTGCCGACAAGGCGATTGTGCTCGGGTTGGAGCATCCGGCATCGCGGCCGAAAAATATTCCTGAGGGCGCGAGCGTGCTCTACGACGCGAATGGCAACATGATTTATTGCAAGCTCGCCGACGGCATCGTCATTTCGTCCGCGACGGGCGATGTGGTGGTGACGTCAGCCAACAAAATCTATCTCGGCGGCGCGGCCGGCGCTTCGCCGGTGATGACGGAAGCCGGTCCGTCGTCGGTCGTCTTCGCGAAAGTTTGAGCGCATGGCGATCACCACTCGCGTCGTCGCCGATCCTCAGGCGATCCCGGCGCCCGATATCATTTGGGACGGCGTCAGGGGCGATTTCGCGCTCGTGTCCGCGGCCGGGCAGGGGCCGCGCGGCGGCTTGCGCGGCGGCCAGGCCTTCGCCACGGCGGTCTGCCTGCTGCTGTTTACCGACGCGCAGATCGACGACAGCGAGTTGACGATTTTCATGCAGGGCGACAAGCGCGGCTGGGCGGGCGATGGCTTCGATATCGACGCCACCGCCGGCGAGACGGCGCTCGGATCGAAGCTCTGGCTCTATCGCCGCGCCGAGCTTGTCGCCGAAACCGGCCGCGCCATTGAGGACGAGACGCGCCGCGTGTTGCAGACCCTGCTTGACCAAAAGGCCTGCGCGCGGATCGACGTCGCGGCGACGGTTGATGCGCCCAATGGCCGCGTCGCGCTTCAGATCGATATTTACGGCGACGATGGCGCGCGGGTCTTCGCGCAAAAATTTGACGATCTCTGGCAGGCGATGACCGCGCCGGGGCCGCTTCTTTCCCCATGAGCTGAAAAATGGACTTCACGATTCCGAGCCTGACCGCGCTCAGCCAATGGACCCGTGGTCTGTTCGCGCGCGCCGTCGACGGCGCCGTCGTCTCGATCTGGCCCAACACCTGGTATGTGCTCGGCAAGGTGCTCGCGCTGATCGCGCAGGCCTTCTATCAGCGCATCTCCTGGCTTTACAAACAGATGTTCCTGAGCACGGCGACCAGCCTCGCCGTGATCCGACGCCACGTCTACGAGCTGGGCCTCGCGCAGATCCCGGCGGTAGCGGCCACCGGATCGGCCACCTTTCCGGCGCAGCCGGGCCTCCCGATCCCGCAGGGCGTGCAGGTCCAGCGTGACGACGGCGCGACCTTTACGACCTCGGCCGCCGTCACAGCGACCGGATCGACGGTCAGCTTGCCCTTCAGGGCCGACGTCGCCGGGGCGAACGGCAACACGGATGCGGGCGAGACCCTGACCTTGCTCTATCCCGACGATAACCCGCTGCTTGGACAGTCGGGAACAGCCGATTCCGCCGGGTTCGGCGGCGGGACCGACGCCGAGACAAAGGAAGCCCTGCGCGCCCGCGGCCTGCAGAAGAAGCGCAACCCGCCGAACGGCGGCTCAACTTCGGATTGGGTGCGATGGGTTGAAGCCAGTTCCGGCGCGGTCGCCGGCGTCTGGGTTGACTCCTTCGTCAACAATGCGCGGCAGGTGTGGATCGCTTTTGCGCGCTCCGACCGCACGGGCGGCGTCCCGACCACTGGCGACGTCGCGGCGCTGCAATCCGCCTTGATGAGCAACAGCGAGCGCCCGGTCACCGCGCGTCCGACCGCCGTCGCCATTGCGCCCACGGCTGTCGCCGTCACGCTGACCCGGCTCATCCCCGACACCGTCGCCGTGCGCGCGGCGATCGCGACCGAATTGCAGGCGTTGTTCGTGACCTATCAACCCGCCGGCCCGAACGGCGCCTGTGTCGCGCCCGCCACGCCTAATGCCGCGTTCACTTTGCCGGTCGATTGGATCGACGAGGCCATCGGCCGCGCCCCCGGCCTTTCGAGTTTCACGCGCGTCGCGCCGACGGGCGACCTGGTCTTTTCGACGCCGGGCCAGATCCCCGGCTATCAGGACCCGACTTACGTTTAGTGGCCGCCGCGCGACGACTGCGAGAAATAAATGTCCCTGCCGGTCACTGAAAACTCCCTGTTCACACTGGGGGCCTCGACATCGTGCCCGCTCCAGGCTGGGCCGCCGCCCTCGATCGCCGACGCCGAATCCGCGCCGACCGATCAAAGCCTGCTGCCGCAAATCCAGTTGATGACGCCGCGCGGCGCGGCCTGGTCAACGGATGAGAATTACACGCCCGACACGGTGCAGCGGGGCGTCTGGCTGGCCTTTTCGGGCTTCGCGGCGCGGCTCTGGTCCGACCTGTTCGGGGCGTTCTCGCAGGCCTTCCCGAGCGCGATCACCTTCTCGCTCAGCGATTGGGAAACCGAACTCGCGCTGCCCGAGCCGGGCGACGCCGTCAGCTATGGCGCGATGACGACCGCCGACCGAGTCGCGGCGGTGCAAACGAAATATCGCGACCCAGGCGGGGCGTCGCCGTCTTATTTCATCTGCGTCGCGCGCCAGCTCGGCTACCAGACCAATGTTCACGAGCCGGGCAGTTTTGAATTCGGCGCTTCGACCTTCGCCGATCCAGCGGTCGAGGATCCGCTCGGGTTCGGGATCGACGATGGCCAATATTGGATCGTCCAGGTGCTCGGCGTGACGCCGGAATATTTCACCTTCGGCGAAAGCGCCTTTGGCGACGCCCTCACCGATTTTCCCGTGGCGACCGATCTCGAAGCGCGCATCCGCCGCCGCGCCAATGTCGATACCACCGTCATCTTCGATTATTCCGGAGGCCCTTGATGCTTTATAACCCGCCCGTCGGGGCGA